CGCTCAAGGTCTTGATTGAGCTGATTGCGGAGGTTCTCTCTCTCAGACTGATCGTAGTTTGCCGCAAACTGCATAGCGTTCTGCGTCCGTTGCGCGGTCTGGTCGGCATACTGCCTCTGCTTCTCAGATTCGGTAGCATTAAGGTTGGCTAGGAAATCAGAGTTAGCCTGAATCTCAGCTCCAGAATTGGTCAAACCTCTAGCGGCCATCAGCTTCTCAAGGTCTTGGAGTCCCTTTTGCTTCTGAAACTGGTAGAGCGGAGAGCCTTCAAAGTTCTTAGGCTCGTAGGCTTGCATCGTGTTTAAGCCCTTACCCATAGCTTCTAAAAGACTTCTCGTCATGGGAGACTGATAGTTCATGAAGTTGGGCTGAATGGCACCAGGAGCTTGAGCGGCAGGAGCCGGAGTCGGAGGCGAAATAGAGGGAGCTGTGTTCGCCGGTGGTGTTGTTGTTGAGGGCGGAGGTGTTACGGTCTGCCCAGCCTTCCAATCTTTGGGAACAAGCTTCTGCCAGTTGTATCCGTAAAGCTGTCCATACTTTTTCAGATTGCCAGCCGTTGTGTCATAATTGGCATCCCCAGCTTTCATCCCTCCAAACTGAGTTGCCCACTGATTATACTGTCGTCGATTCTTGTTGAGTGTCTGTTGTGTAACCAGATCACCCGCCGTATCCCGATAAATACCAGGGCTCAATCTCTTTACACTGTAGTCGTAAGCAAAAGTCATTGGTGTCGTAGGCATGATTATCTTACCCTTGGAATCGTATTTCGCTTTATCAATTCGCCATTCTTTAAGACAAACCGTGACGGCTGCTGTTGCTGCTGAGCCTGGGCAGGAGCCTGACCAATAATCTTATCTAGATCACCCACCTTGGACCAATCCACGTCAAGGGTCCCGTGATGCTCTCTTACTGCGCCAGCTTTTTGTGCCGCGTCTGTTACTGCCCTGCGCTGGTTATCGCTTAGCTTGTACCAATCGCTTCTCTTCTCTGCCCATGTGGCATAGGGTGCAAGATCCTCATAGCGCATGTCGCCTTCGTTACGAGAGTCCTGAAACTTGTTGTTTACCCATCCGTATTGAGGCGTATAGCCGGTAAAGTCTTTAGGCAGATATGGGTTTATTAGCTCGCTCTTTTTAAGGCCGCGAGTCTGGTACATCCTTCCCTCAAACTCCTTCGGCACGTCGATGCCCATCTCTTCAAGCTTCTTAAGCCTGTTACCTTCGGTCTTCCACCGATCCTTGTCACCGAGTCGAGTACCCGCCAGTCCACCAGCCAGCAATCCACCACCGAGAAGAGCCGCCCATCCAATAGGGCCAAGAGCCAAACCAAGAGCATTAACGGCGAGGCCAGCTCCCAATCCCGCCTGGAGTCCGCCCATCCCGCCAGCTTGACGACCTTTCACGCCACCAATCTTATTTGCGTCTAATACCTGGTCGCCGCCTTTATAGGCCATATAAGCGCCAGCTAATCCACCAGCTACATTACCAAGTCCCGAAGTGGCGTTGTCGGCGGCTAGTTGTCCTCCAGCTTCTCTTGTAGCCGCATCGGCTCCAGCGTTCCATGCCTGCTGACTAGCCTCCCCTGCTGCTTGATTCCATGCTGCCTGAGTAGCTTCACTGTATGCGGGCTGCGAGAATGAATTGTAGATGTTTGAGCCAAAGTTATAGAGCTGCTTCCCATCCTTATAGATGCTCTCTGCCTTCTTGATATAGTCGCCTATGCTACCGCCAGAAGATCCCCTGCTAGCTCCCCCGCCCCGCTGCTCAGCCATACGCTGTTGCAGCATCTGCATTATCATAGCGCGAAGAAGTGTTCGCTGCTGAGGGGAGAGGCTATTTAACTGCACCTAGCGCCCCCCTTTTAGGAGATCCTCCAGACTAGGGAATGACATCTCTGCTGCGTTTATCGTCGGAACACTGTAGGCATTAAGCGGAACCTCTTTAGACCAGGTAGGCTGAGGCGCCTGAGATAATGACTGGGAGACTGTTGGCGCTAGGTACTGATTCAGAAGTGCCGTGGTGTCCAAGAACTTGCCGTAGTTGTCAGCGGCTTTGGGGGTGAGTGTTTTTACAGCATCGGCGTAGGGCTGATAATTGGCTGCTAGCTCGGTCAAATACTTCTTCTGTACCTTCAGCGCCTCTTTAGCCGCCTTGCGCCTAGCGAGATCGTTTTGCCTGGCCGCCGCTGCTCTAGCACCAGCTTGTTGCTGCTGATACTCCATCATCTGCCGCTGATACTCTTGATCAGCCGCCGACATTTTGGTGTAGGCATCGAGCATATCTGAGCGGACGCCCTGCCGGGAGCTATTAACATCAAAGGCATTTATGATGTTTCGGCCAGTGTTTACAACCTTGCCGATCTGGTCCCAATCCTGGTTAGACCCCCAATCCCAAATATCTGAAAGCCAAGTCATGTTAGATCCTTATCTTAGCCAGTATATCAAGGAGACGTTGCTCATCAGCGCCAGGCTGTTGAGGAGATCCGGTTAGACCTCGCAGAGTACCAACAAGGTCAGACAGCGGCCTTGAGTCGTTTCTCCATCCCATTAACGTTCCAAATAGCTTGCCATCCGGTCCTACCGTATATTGGTTGGGATCTCTTGGATCTATTCCAAACTTCGCTCGCTCATTTGGAGCTAGTGGCCTACCACGCATAGCCCCTTCCAATGCTGACTGAGATGGTGACTGTGACCTTCTCGCCATATCCCGTATATAGGCGTCAGCCGCAGATTGATCCTTGCTCGTAGGAGGTGTTCCTGGTTGCGGAGGCGATTGATTTGCGCCTCCTAAAGCCGCCCTCGTCGCTGCCGCTAGGGCATCTTGCTGCGCCTTATTATCAAACTGACCAGTCTTTTCATCAAAATTAGGATTACCACCAGCAGATACATCATTGAGCCCATCAGCAATTCTCCTCGCTACCGATGCACCCGGAAGTCTACGCACATTGGACGCTTGACCCCGCGAATCCAGAGGATTCCCACTATGATTTACAAGCATCCCCATTGAGTTTCGATAAACACCAGGAGACAGGCGCTCAGGCTTGGCAGTAACCGGAGGCCCAACGATGGGCTTCGGTATACGCGGTATTTTTACTGAGTTCTCAGGAATTGAAACTGTTTTTCCATTACCTGTTGGCATATCTACTCTCCTTTTCCACCTTTCTTACCGGACCCAATAACCCCCGTGTTCTTTTTGTCAGCTTTAATGGGCAGCTTTGGGATCTTCTTCGTATCGTTCGGCATTGAACCAACGGTCATAATCGTGATTGCTTTTTCAGGAGGATCGGGAATGTCAGAATCCGACTTCTTCCCTTCAGCAGTCCCCTTCTCAAAGTCACCTAACGCCCTAGAAAGAGCCTGAATTAAGTTTTTATAGTGGTCGCTGTGTATCATAAGTCGATCCTAAGTATTTAGAGCATTTAATGTAAGATGGTCGGTGTTCAACTGAGCAAACAGAGGTCTCCGCCAGGGGTCTTTTAGGCCTATCTCCATACGCCCCCGACCTTTATCTTGGGAGTAGATGTCTTCCAGGTCCCACCTTGGTTTATCCAAGTAGTAGCAGGCTTCCACACGCCCCCTACCCGCACCCAATTTGAGTTAATAGCGCAGGCCGTTAGGTCCCTATTCGGCGTTAAGCCGACCCCTCTATAGCTGGCAAGTGCTTTTACTTCGGCGCTGGTGAGTGCTCGATTATAGAGGCGAACGTCGTCAATGTGCCCGTCATAATTGTCCCAGCCGTCTCTGTAGCCAACATTGAGAAAAATTGCTGAATCAAGGAAGTAGTCAAAGCCAAACATTCCGTACTGATTCAGATTTCCATCAAGGTAAAACCGATATTCTTGGCCAGTTATAACGAAACAATAATGATACCACTGATTTAAAGTTGGCGCTCCTTGGATATAAAGATTGTTTTCGACAAAAAGACCGTCAGTAAACACATAAGTTATGTTGTTATCGGGATCATAATACGATTGCAGAATGAGTCGCTGACCATAATTTTCGTAATTCGTCACAATCTCAAAAATTGCATTGTTCCAGTAGTAAACATCTCCATCATATAAACTCCGCAGACTATGCCACCCGCTGACGGTAATCTGTTGGCCTGTAACTACGCTTGGAACTCCGCTTACATCATAAGTGTAGAGGCCACCAAAACCAGGCTGAAAATCAAAAGCCATTCCAGTGCCACTAGCACCGTAACCTTGTCCACCTTCGTAGGTTGTAAGAGTTAAATCCCGATGGTACTTAGTGCGGTCTATGGCAATTCTGCCGGTAGCGCCAAGAGAAGGACACCACGCACCAATCAAGCCATTCATCAAATTGATATATGGCGTCCGACGCATTATCCAACCGTTTGGTAGACTGGTGTGAGCCTAATTTGATGGTTGCCAGATGTCGCGTTCAACGCCACACCCGATGCGTTTGTTACAAAAATTACAAAACTTTTAGGAAGGGTCCCGCCAAAAATAGAGGCAAGCGAAACAGGGCCGAAATACTGTGCGTAGTTTGAAATGTTGAAGTTTGCAATCGCTGAAACGCATTTGCAGATTTCATTCTTAACGCTTGGCGAGCTTACAGTCTCAGCACTCTCAGTTCCATCAAACACATCCGGCCAGGTAGTGCCATCAATCGATCCGACTGCCCAAACTTCAATAATGCCCAGACCAGGACTGGTTCCAGTAGTAATTTTGCCAGAGATTAAATAATCTAAATAACCATTTGAGTTAGTAATAGCCGCTGACTCTCGGCCTTGTAGCAGGTTGCCGTCGTAGATCAAACTAGCAAGCGTAATCGTTGCATTGAACGACGTGTCATAGGCGAGCCTAATATCAGCCATAACTATTCCCTTCTAGCCAGAGTAACAAAACCAATCCCTACGGTTCCCAGACCTATCGCTTTAACCCAAGGCACCGTCTCGTTTACCTGCTCTAACAGATGATCGACTACATCTCTTGTGCAGAACTGCGCATCAACTAAATCGTGGAGCACCTCCCTAGCCAGTTCGCTATCTAAATCAATAGCGCCACCCTCATAGCTATCAATCAGACCCAGGGCGTTAATTGCAGCCTTTCTAAGCCTTACAGGCTGAGACTCATCAGAAGAAACAAGTCTTAGTTCAGCGTATATCCCAGCTCCAATCATCCCACGCTTCAGCTTATTAACTGGCACTGGCTTTCTAACAACCACGGTCTTAGCGTTGATAAGACTTACACAGTCCTCTGCGCTTTTATCCGCGTACTCAGATTTGCTTAACTCTTCTTGTAATAGCTTCAGATCCATTGTTGTACCCTAAATATATTGAAGGTATATGTCGCCGTCGCTACCCCCTGTGGGTGCGGCGGTTCCAGATGTGATTGTTTTTTGCGCACTGAGCGTACTTCTTTGAGCCGCTGCATCAGCATCATCGAGAATTGCTCGTCCGGCACTTGTGCATATAATCTCCTCAACTGCACCAGCTCCAACCGATGAACGCCCAAGAATCTTGTCAGTTGCACTTACATTTTGAATCTTAGCGTAAGTAACCGCAGAGTTGTCGATGGTCCAGGTAGTGCCAGATCCACTAACTGTAATATCCCCCTTATCGCCGTCAGAGGCTCCAGCTCCAGTAGGGCCTTGAGGTCCAGTTGGGCCGGTAGCTCCCTGAATCCCACCGTAGGAAAGCGAGTTCCACGGAGTTGTTCCGTTACCAATCTTGAATTGGTTTGTGTCAGTCTCTAGGCCCATCTCCCCAGCCGCTAGAGTTGGATTTGCCGCAGACCACTGAGCAGCCGTACCTCGCCTAAATTGGAATTGAATGTTGGGCATTAAGTAACACCTCCGCAATCAAAAGCAGGACCAGTGGAGTAGCTAGTGGATGGGGAGCCTCCGTCAAAGACATAAGCTACCGTTGTACCAGCTACGCCTTGGGGAATCGTAAAATTGAGAACTAGGTTCGTTGTATCTCCTGAATTGCTAACTCCAGCAGGCGTACCAGGGGAAACCGTAGTCGTCGTTCCAACGGTAATAGTAGTTGGGCCAGCTATTCCTTGAGGACCCTGAGGGCCTGTCGCACCAGTAGGTCCAGAGGGACCCTGGGGACCGGCAGGACCAGCAGAGCCAGTAGCACCTACAGGACGGTTCGCATCATAGAAGGCTTGCTCTTTCCACTTTCGATCCCGATAACCTTCAGTTGCATCCCTAGGCGGACGGCGTATTGTCATCGCAGAACCTCAATATCTTCTTCCGCATTAGACAACACCACATCCACCGAATCGGTTGCTGAAATCTCGTACTGCTTGGTTCGGTACTGGTGCCGCCTTAGGTCGCGCAGCACTAGGTTGTATTCACCTATGTCTCCGAGAGAGAACTCTTTAATCCCTGACCAGGTTCGATTATCCAACTTGTAGCGAATCATTACCTTAGGCGTTCGGGTAGATAGGCCCTGACCACGCTTGGCTCTGAAACGCAGCTCGTTGCACTGTTTAATTTGACTCGTGCCGTGATCGATATGACCCGTAGTGCGAGAGAGTCTAATGGTCTCGCCATCATCGTCCGCATACATCTTGCTCAAGTCAGAGACAGCTAGAGTGTCGGAGCGTCCAATGAGATGAAGCCCCCAGCCCTGCGCATAGCAATAGCAATTACCAATCCACCGATCATAGGAAGCGCTAGAGTTACTCCACCTTCCCCACTCGCACCAATCATCTACGGTCTGATTGTATACCAACGTCCTGTTAGCAAGAGGGAAGTTAAAGACAAAGAAGATGTATCCGTTTATCTCAAGCTTGAAGGCCGTGGCATCGCTCACCTGCGATAACCCTTGAAGCTCTCGGTCAAACCTAGTGCTGAGCCGCTCAACAGTCTTACCGTTAAACCTGACTAGACGCCGGAAATCATCGAGCCAATAAATACTATTCTCATCTTCGATTACAGCATAAGGCGCAGAGCACCCAGATTGAATAAAGCCACCAGGGATTCGAGAAAAAGACGTGGCGGAGCCGTCGCTCTCCCAGACTTCAATGCTGCGCTCGCCAAGGAGGTATATCTCTCGATTAAAAACCTTTAAGGACACAAGATTGTCTGAGCTGCCAGAGGCGCTCGCAAAGCTAAGGCTATTCCAGCTTGTGCCCGCATTAACATCGCTCCAGTAGAACTTGTTTGAGCCGTCGATTGCTAAGATATAGCCGTCCACAAAAGCAACGTGCGTTGCATTAGTTGGCGCATCCACATCAGCGATATAAGCAGGTGTGCCCGACAATGGAGTGTATACAATTCGACCGCCGTTGCAGGCATAGACATTGGTGGTATCTATTGCCATTGAGACAGGTTTGTTCTGATTGAGAAGAGGAGTACCGCCAGTTAGCGATGTGATAACCGGAGTTTTTGAAACGTAGGTAAGCTGATAAAGCTCGCCTTTTCCTGCGGCGATAACTGCATTTTTCTCCGACCAATAGGTAAGCCCATCAATACCAAAGCCAGTAGCGGCACTGGCAGAGAAAAGCGCCTTTGAGCCTGGTCTACTTGTGGTGCCACCCGATAGAGTGCGATAGGCATCAAATACGCCATAATTCTCTTCACTGAGTTCAACGGCATCGACCCCTTTCTGTACCGGCTCAAATATGGGGACTTTTACGGTGGGCATTTACGCGCCTTCCAGCTCTACTATCCGAGCCTCAAG